ATGGACGAAATACAGACCCTTCTGCTCTCCACGCATCCGCTATGGATTACGGAAGATGCCTACCGTCGGCTGATGGTGGCAGCTTTCCCGTTATATAGTAACGTGGCTAGCATCGAACACAAGAGAGCCGAGCAGGCAATGACCTTAACCGAGGTTCGGGAATATCTCAAGACTCATACATTCTATCAGTATGAGACTCATAAAGCTCTGGAGATCCTATCCTCCAAGGCTGCCCAGAGTGAAGAGACCAGGGATGTGCAGCTTACCGACGAATATGATTCTCCTTCGCTGAATGAAGGATCTATCGCCTATCACCGTATATTTGGTGTCGTGTCAGCAGATAGCTACTGGTACTTCTCTTCCAGACAGCTGGAGCAGGATATCATGGCAGCAGAGAACAATCCTCAGATATCTGCCCACCTGCTTCATATCAACTCTCCTGGAGGAGAAGCCTGGTACATGGACCGTCTGAGTGAGACTTTGCGCAACGCAAAAAAGCCGATTCTCGCCATCTACGAGGAATATTGCGCATCGGCAGCCTATTATATCGGCTGTCACGGCCAGAAGCTCTATGCAACGACCAGCCACGACTTCGTAGGCTGCATCGGCACAATGTGTTCCTTCTGGAACTTCGAGCCTTACTTTGAGAAGCTGGGATTGAAGAAGATTACCGCCAAGGCTACCAATTCGACCAGAAAAAATAAGGTCTTCGAGGATCTGAAGGATGGCAAGACGGAAGAGTACATCAAGAATGTGCTCGATCCGATGAACGAGCAGTTCCTGGCGGAAGTCAAGGTCATGCGCCCTCAGTTATCAGAACTCGGCGACGATGCTCCGGTTCTTCAGGGCGAGAGCTTCTATACAGATCCTGCCGAGGAAGTTGGGCTCATCGATGGCAAGCGTACCTTGCTCGAAGCTATTGCCGAGGTTGCCCAGATGGGAGATGCTTACATGGGAACCCAGAACCTGTATGGATTCTGTTAATACTTAGATAAGAATTTTGTTTGTTTTCTATTGTTGTTTTAATATTTAGTTAATTTGTTTATATGAATTTCAAAGCAAGACTTAACAAAGTTCTCGAGAAGCTTGGCTTCGTCAAGAAGTTCGAGAACAAGAGCCTGACTTCAGAGGAGTACAAGGCTCTTTGCGAGGAATACCAGAAGGAGTACCAGAGTACTCTCGTCGATGACCTTGCAGCCGAGAACAGTGCAGCCGAAGAGGCAGAGCATCAGCAGCAGATCAACTCTCTCTACGCTATCGTATCCAAGGCCAACAATGCCGCTGGTGATGATGGCGACAATGATGATGAGGGCAAGGATTCTGAAGATGGCAAAAAGAATGAGAACAGCCAGCAGCCTGCCGGAGCTTCTCAGAATGTAAGTTACGAGCAGCTCACCAAGGCTGTGTCTGGTCTCGCAGAGAACGTGATGAAGATGGCGCAGGGTACTGCTCCTGACAAGCCTGCTGCCCACGTCACTGCTCCTTCTATTCCTATCAATGGCTTCGAGTCGAACAGTAACTATCTCTTCGGCATCGAGCACTCTCTGTTTGATATGAAGAAGCGCTGGAACCAGATTACTGTCAATCCGGCACTTGCCTTAGCGTCTGAACCTGATGAGGAGAGCGATGGCAAGGCATTCCGCAAGGAGTCTATGGCGTTCGCAAGATCTCTTCAGCAGCGCTACAAGTATCACCAGAGCCGCAATGAGCTTGGTGATGTCAAGGCGCTTGCTTCTGGCCAGTTCGCTACCAACTATGGCGGTGTAGATAATGCCGCATTGGGCGATCAGTTCGTTATTCTCCGTCAGGATGCTCTTATTGCACGTATTCTGGAGCTTCGCAATCTTACCGAATACTTCCCAGTTCGTTATGGTGTGCAGGACCGCGATATCCTCTTCAACGCCTTCTTCGACGAGGTATCTCAGGGCTACCAGCCAGGTGAGATCTACAAGGGTGGCATGCAGCTCGAGAACGAGATGGGTTACGTGGATGACGCCATGATCAAGGTACAGTTCGGCCCGATGAAGGAGATTGAGCGCAAGTATATCGCTTACCTCAACAAGGAGGGTTCTGATCCTATCAAGTGGTCTATGATTGAGTTCTGCCTGCTCAACCTTCTCAAGAAGGCTCAGGACGAACAGAATCAGCGCCGTATGCGTGGTATCTATGTGAAGCCAGAGGATGGTCAGCCTTCCAGCTATCTCAATGCCGGTACCGGTATCTGGTACACCCTGCTTCGCTATATCCACGACTACAGCATCAAGCCATTCGCCAACAAGAGCTACAACACCTATACTTCAGCTAATATGCTGGATGCGGTCAAGGAGTTCATCACAGACGTCAAGACCCACCTCACTGAAGGTATGACTCTCGACAAGCACGTTCTCTACCTCAACGAGAACCACATCGACTGGTGGCTTGCCAACTGCCGCGAGACTTATGGCAAGGATCTCGACTTCACAGGCCCTGACGGCTACAAGAACCGTGTGCCAGACTCTACCATTCAGATTAAGTGGCTCCCATACGAGGGTAAGTCTTGCTGGATGTTCCTGGATATTCCTGGCAACCTCCAGTTCGTCGAGTATCTCCCAGGCGAGATGTTTGCTGTCAAGATGGAGGAGCAGATGGAGATGGTTCGTGCATGGAGTACCTGGAAGGAGGGTTGCGGTGCAGCCTTCACTGGTCGCAAGTTCGAAACCAAGGCTGAAATGGACGACAACGACTACGAGTTCCAGCAGATCTTTACCAACCTGCCTGCTACAGTCATCGGTGCTGAGATTGACGGCGGAAGCGGCTTCTGGCACATCTCAGATGCCAAGACTTCTGCTACAGCCATCACTGAAATCAAGAAGGCAAAGCAGGGTGTAGCTTACTGCATCGAGATTGGTGAGGACGATGCTACCCACGGTCTTACTATCGCCAAGAGCGGTAATTTCGCCAACATCACAGCCGAGTGGACTCCTAGCCAGCCAGGCGACTACATCATGGTTATCCTCGGCAAAGATAACAAGTACCGTGAGCTCGAGCGCCGCGTAGGTGGCAAGCGAACCGTCAACAAGGCAGTTCAGCCTAACGTTCCTGGTGGACGTTGATTCATAATATATTAGTATTTAGTGTTAATTCGTAGGTGGGGTACACCATGTACCCTGCCTACACATTTTCAGAAAAGATTATGAAGAAAAACAATATTCCAGTACGTCACCGTGCGTACAATCCCAACAAGGGATACAGCTATTCCCAGCACAAGGGCCGTCTTCTCTTCATGACGATCATGATGCTGCTTGGCATTGTCTCGCTCCTTCAGATGCTTGATAATCCAACATCATCCATGGGTATGGGTGGAGCCGGTGTCTCCATGGCTTCATTCGTAGCCCTTACCGCAATCGATGACGTGACCGACCGCGACACCCATGGTTCTGCTATCGCTTATCAGGTTGTGCTGGTTCCTACAACTCTCATCGATATGACCAAGGCGTTCCCGCAGCCGGATAAAGACCGAATGGTGAAGGCGATGCCGTTTAAGACCGCAGCTGCAGATACGCTGAAGGCTTATCTCTTCGATGCACACGACATTCCAACGTTCACCGCTACGACCGAGAAGGGAGACATTACAACTTCCGGCGAGAATAACCTGGTGATCATCATGGGCGGTACTCGTGTGGATCTCTACAACTTCATCGAGCAGTATGCCGGCGGTAAGTTCATCATCCTCTATAAGCACGTGAAGGATACCCAGTGGTATATCATCGGCGAGCCAGAGCGACCAATGATTCTCAACAACACCGAGACCAAGGACGATAAGGATGGCCGTTACACCACCTTCACCTTTAAGCGCACATCTGTCGATCTCCCTTGTCTCTATGCAGAGGATCCTCTTGGTGTGACTGCTCAGCAGAAGGTTGTAAGTAAATAATGCGATTTCCCAAAATATTTTTCATTATCTTCTAAATTTTCAAAAGGTGTGTCGCCATCAAAAGGTGGCGCACCTTTATTAATATATAATAAGGTATGTATAACAGAAGAGAAAAACTGCAGCTGTTCAATCAGCTGAGAGGAGAGGAACATGCCAAGGCAGACCTCTCGCTCCTGGATGACGAAAATCCACGCCATCCTAAGCTTACCCGTTTTGCCCGTGACCCTCAACGTTACGCTGATGAAATTCTCTATGCACTCCTGGATATCTGCGATGCAGACGAAATCGAGGATAACCGCAAATTCATTAAAGGCATGGAAGATGCTTCGAGTGAAACTTTAACGGGCGGGGTGGAGAATGGTCCGGAGGGTTCAGACAATACTTTAACGGGTGAAACCGGGAAAGGCCCCGATAGTTCAAGTAAAGCTTTAACTGGTGAAGAGGAGAAAGATCCAGAGGGTTCAAGCAAAACTTCAGCAGATGAAGCCGAGAAAAGCTCGGATGGCTCAAGTGAAACTTTAACGAAGGAACAAGAGGAAGAGAAACCTTCTGAAGAAACTCCTTCAGATGCCCAAGACAAGGAAGCAACTCCTTCAGATGCCCCAGGCACGGAAGAAACTCCTGATACTCCTGAAGGCAAGGCGCCACCAGAAGAAACCGCTGAAGCTGCCGGGCAGGAGGAAGACGGAAAAAAAAAGTAGTCCAAAAGGAAGAGGAATATCCTAACATCGACTGGGACAACCTCTATAACGAGGACGTGCAGATGGCTACCGTCATCTACAACGACCGTATCAATACCTGGCGCAAGATGAAGAAACTCGACGAGGTTCTAGACAAGAAGCCGAAGGAGCGGGATGTGGCTGCCATGGCAGAACTCCGCATCAGGAACCTTCAGGCCTTCGAGGAGCTGAAGGCATACAACGATACAGGCAAGTTCCTCTACAAGCACCCGCTTCTGAGAGGCAAGTCTGAGTTCGATGAACTCGTGAAGCTCTTCAGGAAGGACCCGGCTGAGTTTCTTCATAAGCATAAGAATGTGCTCGATAATATCAAGCGCTACAAGAGTTATATTAAAAGAAACGATCGCAAGGACAAACGTGCCAGCGACCGTGAGAACCTCCAGCGCCATCAGGAGCGTGAACGCATGTTCAAGATGGTGATGGAACAATACAGTGATCAATCAGATGGATAAGAAGGAATTACGAAAGATAGCAGAAACCTGCGTTCAGATGGTCAAAAACGGAGGAGTGCTTGAGCAGGCTCAGCTCAAGGCTGATGCCAAGATAGCCGAGCTGGCTGCTAATGGAGACCTCGATGCCATCAAGCTTCTGAACGAGCGTATGCAGGACCGGGAGGAGCTGAAACTGAGAAAGGAGTTGTTCGGCGTATGAAAAGTGAGATAGAAAAACTGGAAAGTGTACATCCGGATCTTATCACCACCTTCCTCACCACGGGCGATGGTGAAGGCATTCCGGAGGACGTGAAGACCTTCCTGAAGCAGTTGCAGTGGGCTGCCGAGATTTACGAGTATGAGCGCAACATTACCCGTGGAGCCCGCCAGCTCAAGCAGCGCATAGCCGCACAGCAGAAGATCTCCCTCGATGTGCGTACCTGCATGACCCGCATCAACCAGGCGATATCCTACTTCAATGTTGACTGCAACGTGAGCATCAAGGTCTGGGAGAACGATTTTGCAAACAAGTACGAAGACCTTGCCAAGCTCTGCTCTGCCAAGCGTGACTACAAGATGCAGAAGGCCTGTATGGACCAGGCACTGGAGTGCCGCCGCCGTGCATCAGAGCAGGCTGAAGCCGACAGAGACCTCGGTGTGGTGTTCCTCATCACTCCGGAGATTACTCCCGAGGAGTTGGGTTTTCAGAAAAAGAGTCTCAAGGAGATTGCCGCCAAGCACAACCGCGGCTTCTATATTTCGCTCATCGATGGCTTGCCTATCGAGAGCTCAGAGAAGAAACGTCTGCTTCGTGATGCTGACATTCAGGAAGCGGAAATTGTGGAGGATTTAAGCGATGAGCCAACTGATATTGAATGACAATTCGCTCGGTGAATTCGAGCATTATTATATGAACGGCATGCAGCTGCTTGCCAATATCATCGACCCCAACATGCTTTTTGCAGAGGTTGCCCGTGCCGGAGGAAAGACTGAAGGTGTGACGGGTCCTCGTCTGATACGTGTTGCCAATGATATGCCGGGAGAGCTATCTTTCCTGGTTCACAAGACCTACGTGGCGCTGATGACCAACGTCTGGCCTAACATCCAGGCATACTTCTCCCGCCAGGTTGTGGTGAACGGCCAGCAGCGCCCCATGCTTGAGTATGGCATCGATTACGTGGTAGGGGAGAGTACGCTGCCTTCCCACTTCCGCAAGCCGAGATACCCGATAGCCTATGCCAAGCATAGCGTGATCTTCCGCAATGGCGCCCACCTTCAGCTGGTATCTAGCGACCAGCCGGAATCCGTTGCGGGTAGAAATGCCGTGCACGCCTTCGTGGAGGAGATGAAGCACAACAGCGGAGAGAAGCTGAAGACCCGACTCTTCCCATCCTTGCGTGGAGGTCCAGCCAATGTGCGATGTTCTGCTTACTATGAAGGTGTTACGGGTGTGAGTGATACCGCCCGTGTTGACCTCGGAGATGATGACTGGTTCGAGGAGTACGAGAAGAAGGTGAACCCGAAACTTATCGAGGAAATCGCTACCGTTTCCCTGGAGCTTAACAAGAGTCTCTACCGGCTCTTCATTCTCAGACAGCAGGAGCGGGACTCCAAGGATCCGGTACTCCTGGAGAAGATGCGACTCGAGACGGTCAGGCTCAATTCCTTCGTGGAGCGGTGGAAGCCGCGCCTTGCCGATATGAGACGCAACGCCATCTTCTATATCCGTGCATCCTCCTTCTGCAACAAGGATATCCTAGGCCCTAAGTTCTTCAAGACGCAGCTCGATACCCTTGATATCGACGAGTTCCTCACCGCCATCTGTGCCATCCGCCACAAGGAAGTGACCAACAAGTTCTTCATCAACTACGACCACGTAAGGCATCAGTTCAAGGACAGTTACAAGTATGAGTCGATTCTTCGCCTGAACCTGAAGGATAGATTTATCCTTTCTGCCGAGTATCTGCTTCACTACGACCCTCAGGAACCGCTCTACATGGGCTATGACCCCGGCAACTTCCAGTCGCTCATCGTAGCCCAGAAGAAGGACTATGGCAGAAGGCTCGACATCATCAAGGAGTTCTTCGCCTTCTTGCCCAAGGACTACAACGACCTGGTGGCAGAGGTACACCAGTTCTTCGGATCCGCAGCAGTCAACAAGACCATCTATCTCTACCCGGACCGCGCCGGCAACAAGCGCAAGGAGGAACGGGAGCAGATAACCACTGACTCGCTCAATCTGAAGGCAGCCCTGGAGTCGTATGGCTTCATGGTGGTGCTCTACAACGAGGATGCACCTACCATCTACCACTGGCAGCAGTTCAAGCTCTGCCAGATGCTCTTCGGGGAACGCAGCCCGCTGCTTCCTATTGTGCGCATCGACGAGAACGAGTGCAAGAACCTGTGCAGCGCCATCATGATCTCTCCTCTGAAGAAGACGGAGGGCAAGATAGAGCTCGACAAGAGTTCGGAGAAGAAGCAGCAGCTCAAGAACCAGGCAGGACTCACCACGCAGCTTCCTTCAGCCATGATTTACCTGCTCTACGGCCTGTATTCTGATGCCGTGAAGGCGGAATTAAGTACGTATCCTACCGATTTACCCGACAATTTCGAGATATAAACGGTGGATAATATCCCATTTCTGCGGCAATAAAATTACTGCAGGAATCAATAATTCTGGTAAAATGAAGGGGTGCAAAACGCAAGATGCTGATAATCAGCCCAAGCAGCCCCGTCAGAGAAAAATCCCAGAAAAACGTGTCACGGAATTGTGCACGCACCGCTGGGAAGAGGAATAGAGGTGCAGGCCTTACGATTCTCGGAAATATGACGGCAGCAGGGTACAGCCGGTCTTTTGCAGGGCGATATTTTTTTGCTAACTTCGCATCGTTATGAGCAAAAAGAGCAAGAACATCATCATGGATGGCATCACGGCGCTGCAGTGGGCCAGAGAGATCAGTAAGCTGCCCGATGGGGAGTTTACCCTGGTCTTCTTTCCCTATTCCAGGCAGAGAGACGAGGCAAGCACTGAGCTTCAGGTGCGCCATCACTGCAAGTACCGCACCCAGTTGCCAAGGGAGTGCTTCGCCATCGATGGTGAGAACTACTTCCTCTATACCGACGAGGACGGGAATCCCAAGATGTGCTACCGCATTCTCATCAGGTACATGGGGTTCCCTCAGGACGGATTTAAATTACACAAAATAGATTGGCTATGAACGATTACGAAATAGATATGTATGGCAATGCCGGCATCTATCTTGCCGATGGCAATACCTTCACCTTCCAGCTGGGCGAGGGTGATCCTGCCTTGGGTGCAGAGCAGCTCTTCCAGTCACCACTCCTGGAGTCTCCGTTCGGTGGTACGCTCTGGATGCAGCAGCACCAGTATCTGGGCATACAGGGTTATCAGGTATTGATGCGCGGCTACAACAACCAGCAGTGTGAGGAAATAACCAAGGAGATCAAGGAGAACCGACTGCTTCCACGTCTCTACTCCAAGGAGATCAAGATGCTCTATGGCCATGGGCTTGCAGTATATAAGCAGGCTATCGAGGACGGCAAGCTGGTACGCAAGTACGAGGAGCAGCCGGAAGTGATGGAGTGGCTCGACTCCTGGAGTTCCCGAGGCATCCCATCGGTAGAGGAGTTCTGCAAGACCTGCATCAAGAACTACTATTACTTCGGCGACTTCTTCGTGAAGTGGCGCTTCACCCGAGGCAAGATGATAGGCATGGGCAAGCCGGTGGCAGCATTGGAAGCCATGGAGAACCGCTACTGCCGCCTGGCCACCACCCGCCACGATGTAGCTTCCGAGCTGGTTTCCTACAGCGACTTCCGCCAGGTAGTGGTAGGGCGATTCGCCTATGGCTTGTCAAGGTACTCGGTTTACCCGAAGTTCAGCTTCAGCGAGGTGGACAACTACAACTACGCTGCAATCTCCCATCACCGGGAGAAATCGGTGGACGAATACTACGGATCCAACGAGACCCATCAGGGAGCCAGACCTTCCATCCTGGGCAGCAACAAGACGGCACGCTACATCAACAGTTTTCTGAAAAACTCGCTTGCTGCAAAGGTGCACGTCATCATTCCGAATGCCTGGATCCAGAGCAAGCGCACCCAGATGACCAAGCTCTGCGAGGAGAACAAGCGGCGCAAGGCGAAGGGGCTGGAGCTGCTGAAGTACAACGGCATCGATATCGGTACAGACTTCAAGGAGTCGTGCATGGTACGCTACGTCCGCGACGAGGTGCGCAAGTTCAGCACCTATCTCTCCGGCGCCGACAATCAGGGCAAGGGATTCTCATCCATCTCCTTCATGAATGCCCAGGGTCACGAGCAGTCGTGGAAGGTGGAGACCATCGACCTCAAGTACAAGGAGTACATCGATGCGCTCATCTCCTACGACAAGCGCACCGACCAGGCTCTTCTCTCTTCCGTGGGTCTCGATTCAGCCATATCTGCAGTAGATAAGGATGGAGTGATCTCGAAGAGTGGAAGCGATACCTATTATAATTATCTCATCTACATCATGTCGCTCACCTCCGAGGATGAGGTCTGTGCAGAACCGCTCAACTGGGCGCTGCGCCTGAACTTCCCGGAACTCTACAGGCAGGGCTGCCGTCTGGGCTTCTACCGTGAGGTTCCGCAGCGACAGGAAGATATCTCTCCGGATGACCGATTAAACCGCCAGCAGTCATGAACAAGAAATTTCAACTCAAAGACCTCTTCAGCAGCTACGCACAGTTCTGCAACAGTGCGCCAGGTGCTGATACCAGCGCCGACTTCGACAGCCTTCGGGGTTCTGCCGTTGCCGCACGCAAGCGTATTGTTGCCATTATAGGCAGCAATACGTTCTTCGATATTGTTGCCATCGGGGATGAAGACAGCTGTCTGAAGGATTTCCTCCGTGCAGCCATGGCAAACCTTACGCTTGCCACGCAGATCATCTTCGATGCCGTAAACCGCAGGAAGAACGAAGTGAATCTCTACAAGTACGAGCTTGAAGGCATGAAGCGCTCGTACATGGAGAATTACTTCAATGCGATGGATTCACTGATTTCGGAGCTTACCGAGGAGATCAGCGACGATGAAACCGCCGAAATCCGCCTAGCCATGGAAGACTGGCGCAAGACCAACTACTACAGGATGCTCAGCCAGCTGAAGGTAGATACAGCCGATGAATTCGATGAAATTTACCCTATCGACCTCTCGTACCTCTTCTTCTTCCGCTGCGTACCCCTGCAGAAGGAGGTGCTCGACGAGAGCATAGGCGCCTACTTCGAGCGGCTGGAGAAGGGTGGGGAAGACCAGACCTTTGCCGAGTTCGGACAAAAGGCGCTGCCTATGCTGAAGCGTGCCCTGGTGAAGAAGACCGTGGCGAAATCGCTCCGGCGCTTCGATATCCTGGAATTCCCCGCCACCATCCGCAACCTCTTCGAAGACAATACCGCCACCCGTTCGGGCAGCGATGAAGCGAGCCGGGCTCTCCTGCTGGCTACCCAGCTGGAAGGCGAGGCAGAAGACCTGCTCCACAATGTGGATATGCTGTTCGATGCCCAGGAAGGCAATGATTTCCTCTCCTTCTCGGCAGAGAACCGACCGGATGATAATATGTACTTAATGCCATAGCTTATGAAAAAATCGATATCCGTAAGAGCCAACGGGAAGGAATACGAAATCCCGAACTCATGGGAACTACTCACTTCTGAGCAGTTCCTGAAGCTTGTAGAGCTGCTTTCGCTCCTGGAGAATGGGCAGTTTCCACCAGGCGCCATCAAGTGCCTGTTCCTCTGCGACCTGATGAATTGGGACCTGGGAAAGATTAAAAGAGACGAGAAGGCTCTCGAGAATTTCATGGCGATAGCCGACCAGCTTACCTTCATCTTCAAGGAGGCTGAAGGCAAGATAGTGCTCGATCTCTGCTTCTGCCGCCAGCAGCTGCCTATCCTCTTCATCGACCGGAAGGCGTATTACGGCTACGAGATCAATACGGACTTCCAGTCGCTCACCTGCTCGCTCACAGCCCTGCAGTATATTGAGGCGCGCCAGCTTCTCGATATGGGCGAGGCGACTCTGCCGCTGCTGGCAGCCGTGCTCTATTGCAAGGGTGAATATTCCTCGGAGAAGGCACAGAAGCTGGCACAGCAGTTCAGGAAGCTGCCTGGCAATACGCTCATGGCGATAGCCTTGAACTTTACTGCAGTAAACAACTTCCTCTTCTCGAAGACGGAATTCTCGCTGCTCACCCAGTTTGCGGTGCAGCCGGGCAGCTGCAGCATCACTACCGATGCCACCGATGCACTCTACGACCTTTCGAAGGACGGGCTGGGCAATGCTCACCAGGTAGAGCAGATGAATGTGCTCACCTACCTGCGCATCCTGCGCAAGAAGACCATCGACGGAGTGAAGAGCCTGAAGGCATCCGGTATGGACGTGGCAAAGATAGCCACCGAGGTGGGACTGCCCATCGATATCATCAACAAGATAGTATAACCAGGCAGGAAAACGCATTCCTGCGACAAAATTATAAGCTTATGTTATTGGATCTATTTACATATTTCGCCAAGTTTCCTGCTTCTGCAGGTGTTACCAAGGGTATTGCCACCAAGGGCGAGAGCTGTATGGAAGAATATGCCACCGTGCTCAGCATGCTGGGCAATATGCAGGAAAAGGAGAAGGAACTGGTTCCCGAGATAGAGAACTACGTGTATGGCCAGTCGTTTGACGAGCTGAAGCAGCGCATCGACAAGCTCACCGGCTCCTTCCTCTTCGTGGATTACGGCGAGGTGGATATGCAGAGCGACGGCCGCAGAAGCTTCGAGTGTACCCAGCGCATAGCGGTGACGGTGGCCATGAAGCTGCCCAATACATCGGATATGCTCGAACGCATCATAGCCAACGACCGCACCCTCCAGATGCTCTCCAAGATTCACGCACGCATCATGGCAGATGCCGAGCGGGAGGAACTCTACTGGATGGACCGCGACAGCGTGGCCAACTGCGAAATCATTCCTTTTGTCTCTGCCGAGCTGCAGAGCTATGGGTGGACACTGATGCTCTCAGCTACCGGCGCGGATATCCTGGATACCCACCGCATATCCAGGAAGATGATGAAAGGATAGTCCTTTGCCAGCTGCGGGAAAAAGCGTATCTTTGCAACGTCTTACAACAAAAAGACCTTCGATATGAAACAATTAAAACGTAATATACCGATGATAGCAATCACATCACTCCCGATCACGATAGTGACGGAGGGGTTCCAGTATGTTTATCAGGACTGGGAGTTTGCCAAGTGGATAGCGGTGGCAATTACCATCGATACCATATTGGGTGTGTGGAAGCATTTCATTCACAAGGATGCATCGAGCGAATCGTTCTTCTCCCGGTTCACCCGCAAGATTGTGATATATATCTTCCTGATGATTCTCAGCAATTTTGCCAGCCATGCCACCGTCGGTGGCACCGTGGTGGGTCCGATGCAGTGGATTGGTACTTATCTCTGCGTGTTCATGATGGTGAGGGAGATATTCTCCATCATAGAGAACATCCAGGCGATATATCCCATACTGCCCAAGAACTTCGTGAAGCGTATGAAGGATTTCAACGACAGCGGAGAATATATCAGCGGCAAGCCTATCAGGTTCTCTGACAAGGATGCCCAGGAAGAAGTTTGATTCGTTAAATGATTAATATATATAAGGTATGCCAAACAAAACTCAGATGGCCTTCGCCCGGCAGGTATATGCTGCAGCCGTGGAGGCAAACACAGAAATAGATCCTGCATTCGTCACCGCCCAGGCAATGCTTGAGACGGGATGGGGTTCCAAGGTGATCGGCCAGGCCAACCTCTTCGGCATCACCAAGGGAAGCCAGTGGGATGGTCCTATCGTGATGGTGAAGACCCACGAGTATCTCAAGACTCCCAACCAGAAGTTCAAGGCTCCCGACCGCGTCATCTCCGTATGCAAGGTGAAGGGCAAGAACCTCTGGTATTACACAGTGGAGCGAGCCTTCAAGGATTTCTCCTCTATAGGCGAGTGCCTGAAGGAGCATGAGCGGCTTTTCCAGAAGTCGGGCTACAAGGATGCATGGCCATTCCGCAAGGATGCCTACCAGTTTGCCCGAAAGATATGCGACGGGGTGGGGTGCAAGTATGCCACTGATCCGGCATACCTCAACATTATCACCTCGATCATCAAGACCGTGAAGTCAAAATGCAGATAAGATAGTTTTATAGGTTTATTAGTTAATAGTCAGTAGTTTTTTTTGTTTAGTGTTTAGTTAGTTGTGAAGATGCAAGAAACTAGTTTTTCGAGTTTTCTTAAGGTTGTCGTGCTGGCGCTCATTCCTCTGGCGGCAGTGATGTTGCTTCGGGAATGCCATAACTACAAGAAGTTTTGCGAGCGCACCAGCAGAAATCAGGATTTACTACTTCATAACGGTGAGGTGGAGATCGGGCAGACGCAGTCAGGTAAGCCGATGGCATCAGTTTCAGCTATACTTCTGGAGCCGTCCAGCCTAAAGCGTAACCCCGATTCTCTCCTTGCCGTTACCAAGAAGGAACTGAAGATCAAGAACAGCCGGATGGTGGCAGCAGCCAGGACCTCCTCTTCGTCCTCGGTCGATATTCATGCCGCCGTTACCTCCGGCTCTACAGATACCACAGCGCAACGTTCTGATATGCTTCTTTATATGCCCCCGCAGAGGATATCCTGGAGTGATCCATGGGTGAGTCTGCGGGGGACTATGGAGGCCGACAGCTTCCATGCCCATATAGAGATCAGGGATACCCTGCAGATGATCATTCACAGGGTGCCGAAGAAGTTCCTCTTCTTCAGATACGGAACCAAGGCTGTGCGCATGGAGGTGGTGAGTCAGAATCCACATACCAGGCTCTCCTATCCCAAATTGCTTATTTTTGCCAAATAGATGATAGGATGTTAAAAATCTTTGAATGATTGAGTTAGTTAGGGGATAAAAATGCGTTTTCAACTCATACGTTAAATACGTGTAGATTTCTTTTTTACTAATGGTTAGAATGTTTCACAGGCGTGTGTTAATAATTCGCTCCACCCGTTTCCTATCGGGTCCGTTCTGTACGGAATGGGAACGGGATTTCAAACAAATAATAATGTGCAATTCAGCCCTGGTGCGTGAAGCATCGGGGCTTTTTCGTGCCTTTTCTGAAAATAATCAGTCAAATGTTTGATGGTTTCAAAGAAAAGTGCTATCTTTGCAGGCGCACACTCTCACAGTGGCTCGTGCTGAAGGAATGCCCTCCGGATGCACGGGCCCTTTTTTTATGATTACGAAACCATATATCTTTTCCATACCTTATATATATTAATAGGTGAAACATTTCTTTTCTGCAAAGATACACTTTTTCCCGCTCATTTTCTATCTTTTCATGAATAGAAAGCTTAAACATAGTTAATACTACGATTTTTCGTATTAGATATTTGGCTACTACGAAAAATAGTAGTATCTTTGCTGCGCCTAAAAAAGCATAAGATTATGGAAATAACAATGAAGCAGGCTAAGGACAGCACAGTAAAGCAGCGCATACAGGATATCCAGATGACGGTATCATGGCGCGAGATAGCACACGCTTATTTCGGGAAATCGGCATCATGGCTTTATCATAAGCTCGATGGTATTGACGGAAATGGCGGTGTAGGCGGTTTCACCGAAGAGGAGAAGGTTATGCTCCGTGGAGCACTTTGCGATGTTTCTAATCGCTTGCGTGCTGCAGCGGACAGGATATAATGAGGCTGGGGCCATCGTTCCCCATAAGACAGAAGTCGCCATAGCCTTGTGGCGCATTGCAGTTAGCATAGCTAACATGTTCAATAACTCAACTCAGCCCCGGTGCAGCAATGCATCGGGGCCTTTTCTTGTTGTTTTCTGAAAATAATCAGTAAAATGTTTGATGGTTTCGAAGAAAAGTGCTATCTTTGCAGGCGTAATGATGACATTAAACTAAGGTTGTGTGCAGATTGAGCAGAGTTTGTACATAACAAGTGAAAAGAAATACAGCTGTGTGGCTCGTGCTGAAGGACTGCTCTCTGGATGCACGGGCCCTTTTTTATTGATTATGAAACCAAACTACAATGAGGATGGTTGGCCAGAAGATCCGAACAGTTATCCGGATACATCAAGTCACGGGGAGAACCCCGAGAAAAGATAAGGCCAGCATGATGACCGTAGTCATTGCACTCACTATCACCGAGGCAATGATTGCGGTCATTGCTCGTTTTACGTGGCGGTTTCTTCTGTTAAGGCAGGCACGGTTATGCTCCGTGGCGTTAAGGGTGCGCCTGATGGATGATATCACGAGATGGTGCAGGTACTCATCGTTTGCCTTTCCTTCATCCTGCAATCCCTTATTCATGGCCACATCTACCAGGTCATCCCTCAGCATCAAGGCTGCATCATCTCCCAGCGCCATGAAGTCGTGTACCCACATCACCTTGCAGAACAGGATGAGCAGCGCCGTTCCGGTTCCTACCCATAAAGGGAGAGTGATTGTTATCAGCACCATGGTCATCTTTTCCGTGGCAAGGAAAGCCGTGAGTGCCATGAATACCGTCATGATGAAACCTGCCAGCGTATAGTTGCGGTCGGTTGACTTGCGATACTGTTCCAGGATGCTGCCGGCTCTCAGGTCTGCCCGTTCCAGTGCATATCTGGCAAGCTCCATGCTGGCAAAGGAGGCTGCCTTGTTGCTTATTATCTTTTCCATACCTTATATATATATTAATAGGTGAAACATATCTTTTCTGCAAAGATACGCTTTTTCCCGCTCATTTTCTATCTTTTCATGAACAGAAAGCTTAAACATAGTTAAACATAATAATTTTATTATGGAATATTTGCGTATAACAAAATTATTATGTACCTTTGCAGTCGAGTTAAGGAACATGTTTAATCAATTAAATTTTCAAGCTATGCAAGATGATTTAGAAAATGAAATCGAGAGAAAGAAGAAGCAAATCGAAGACTTTCTCCGAATCGCGAAATTCACCGGTCTTTCGCAGAAGGAAATCGAAAAGAGACTTGATTATCTCCTGGATGACCTTTCAAGACTGATGAAGAAAAGAAAGTAAAGTTTAACTTCCCCCTCCTCCGGGAGGGGACTATAAAATACATATATTGACATGGAAGATATCAGAATCTTATTGGAAGAATACAAGTCTCTTGCCGGTAATACCGATGCAAAGAGCGAGGAGCGAAAAAACGAAATTATCGCTAAGTTGGAAACTATGGATAAGGATGCTGTGGCCGAGGTGGCAAAACCATTCATGGAGGAGAACACGGCTCGCCTGGAGAGCGAAGTGAAAGCTCTCCGCAGCCAGATAGATGAAGAGGACTATAAGCTGCTCCCTATCTCGTATATTGCCAAGACCTATTTCAACAAGAGTGCATCATGGCTCTTGCAGCGTCTCAACGGATACCAGGTACGTGGAAAGGTCTATACGCTCAGCCAGGAGCAGAAAGGCATATTTAACCAGGCAGTCAAGGAAATAAGCAATCGCATCAGCGCATTGCAGTTAGCATAGCTAACATGTTCAATAACTCAACTCAGCCCCGGTGCAGCAATGCATCGGGGCCTTTTCTTGTTGTTTTCTGAAAATAATCAGTAAAATGTTTGATGGTTTCGAAGAAAAGTGCTATCTTTGCAGGCGTAATGATGACATTAAACTAAGGTTGTGTGCAGATTGAGCAGAGTTTGTACATAACAAGTGAAAAGAAATACAGCTGTGTGGCTCGTGCTGAAGGACTGCTCTCCGGATGCACGGGCCCTTTTTTATGATTATGAAACCAACAGACGATGACGACTGGATTCCTCAGCGTGGAGGTGGAGACGACCGCTCAAATGGCGGAACCGTGATACACCCCCAGAACAGAGGCTAGAAGCGAGATGGCGGTGATGATGGTGGCGATGATGACAGTACACCTGATCACCGTCATTGCTTTTTCTATATGGTCACAGCGGTCGGCAAGAATACTCTTGTTGCGGTCGATGATATCCTGGTTATGGCGGATGGCATCGAGCAGGGTATTGATGGAGTATAGGGCGTTCATCTCTTCCTGGTTGTACCCGTTCTTCAGGAGCCTGTCGATATTCTCCTCCTGTATCATATTCCTGGGTTCATTTCCCGTGTGCCGGAAGGGGTGTACCCACAGCACCTGGTTTACCATGATGTATAGCGCAATGAAGATGCCTGACCATAGAACTACAGCAGTAGAGAGCTGCCATAAAGACGGGCTGGAGAATACGAATGCCGTGAGAGCGATGAACACCGTGAGCAGGAACCCAGTCATGGTGTAGGCGCGGTCGGTGGACTTGCGGAGCTGCTCCAGCGTACTGCTGGCCATTCTGTCTGAGCGTTCCAGGATGATGCGGGCGGTGTGCTCGTTCAGGTTCTTGCGAACCTTGTTACTTATTATCTTTTCCATACCTTATATATATTAATAGGTGAAACATATCTTTTCTGCAAAGATACACTTTTTCCCGCTCATTTTCTATCTTTTCATGAATAGAAAGCTTAAACATAGTTAATACTACGATTTTTCGTATTGGATATTTGGCTACTACGAAAAATAGTAGTATCTTTGCAGCGTCTTAAAAGAAAACGAAATGAAAAAGATTTTAGTAACAGAAAAAGAGGAAGAACTGATTGAAGCTATCAGAAACTTCCGAAAGTCATACCCTAGGGGTAATCCACAGCTATTATGGTACGCTCAGCAGCTGTTTGATGAGATGATTGAGCCACCAGAGTATTATACCAAGTATTAACAACAGCCTTCCCTTCGGGGAGGGCATTAAAAAGCATAAGATTATGGAAATAACAATGAAGCAGGCTAAGGACAGCACAGTAAAGCAGCGCATACAGGATATCCAGATGACGGTATCATGGCGCGAGATAGCACACGCTTATTTCGGGAAATCGGCATCATGGCTTTATCATAAGCTCGATGGTATTGACGGAAATGGCGGTGTAGGCGGTTTCACCGAAGAGGAGAAGGTTATGCTCCGTGGAGCACTTTGCGATGTTTCTAATCGCTTGCGTGCTGCAGCGGACAGGATATAATGAGGCTGGGGCCATCGTTCCCCATAAGACAGAAGTCGCCATAGCCTTGTGGCGCATTGCAGTTAGCATAGCTAACATGTTCAATAACTCAACTCAGCCCCGGTGCAGCAATGCATCGGGGCTTTTTCGTTCCAATTGGTTCCGATTGATTCCGAATAATTCCCCGAATTACCCCGATTTTATGCTCTACAGCATCTTTTAGTGTTAATTTTTCGCATCGTGCGAAAATTTTCCCATTTTTATTTGGCGGTTTCAGATTTTCTTCTTACCTTTGCCACCGCTTAACAGATGATAGTAAACTATCCGGCAGGGCGACCGTTTCGCCTATGGCTTCTCAGCCGCAGGCTTTTTTTATGCCCAAGAGTATCATTTTCCCGGCAACGGGAAAAAGGTGTACCGATATGGCGGCTGCATGAACCGTAGATTTTTGATTAGTCCTCTCGGATAAGTCATCATCTGTTAAGCAACGGGGAATGCAGCCGCCACCCTTTTCTCACGAAATCAAGTTGGTTGCTAATGCTTAACAGATGATGCAATATGCAGAATTCTATTTTATTAAATGATGCGATGCAGGTCAAGCCTGCCGGCATCCACGTGAATGTGAACGAGGGAATGAAATCCCTCAAGTGTGCAATCAAGCGTGAGGCTAAGCGTCTCATGGCTACCAGGAGCGAGACCTTCAGCTGTCTCTGCGAGGAGAAGGTGACGTATGGCGAGGTGGCATTGACCATGGTGGGCATAGCCTGCTTCGCGTGTGTGATGATTGCTGGTGGTTATCTTTTCGGAGGGGAGGTGATGTAGCTATGGAGAATATAGATGTCTTAACGGATATTGCAGAGCGCGTGGCAGAATACAAGATGTTCTATCCCGACACCACGCTGACAACGATCAGTTCTAACTCGGAAGAGACCTTCAGTGACAAGGAGGCTATGGAACTGAGTCAGAAGGTATGCAGCATGACTATCAGCGGCCTGCTCCAATACAAGATAGCAGGCAGAAGCCTGTTTATCTTCAAGTCGAGAAAGTTCCTCGAGGTGTCTGAAGGCTTCAAGGAGGGAGCCAAGGTGAGATTTCACGACCCGAGAACTCCCGATGACCACCACGAGAGTGTAGTGCTTGCCGACGGAATGCGCTACGACGGCGGCATCCCCTTTATCTGGACAGAAGACAGCGATGCCGACAGCTTCGCCGAGTGCAACACCTTCGCAGTATATTGGTGCCCGGTAGAAGAAGAGGGAAAATAGCCATACATCACTCATATGTTTGTCCTTTGCGCAAAGGCAGGAATTCCGTACCTTTGCACGCAGAGAATTATTAACGCATAACACATTTAATAAATTATGAATCAGGAGAAGAATATCAATACCCAGGCAGCAGCCGAGGTAATGACCACCGACGAGTTTCACCGTCAGTTAGTAGAGAACACCGAAGCCATCAACAAGGAGCGTATGGCCTATGAGCACAAGAAGATCCAGCTTCAGCAGGAGTGCGACTGTCAGAAGAGTTTAGCCGACAGCATCCTGGAGTCTATTCAGCGTGAGAGACAGGAACTGGAGCTGGAGTTCAGCAGCAAGAAGAGTTCCCTCAATGATCGTGAGCGCAACACCCACGACTCCCGCCGCAAGGCTACCGAGATCTATCTTACCGGCATGGCAGAGGCAAAGGGCGACCACGCCCTGAAGAACCTGGAGCTTCAGAACCAGCGCCACAAGATTTTCGAGGCTTACCGCAATTCTGGGGGGGGCAAATCTTGCCGAAGACTCCCAGCAGATGTATCCAGAAGGATGGACCCGTCCAAAGCCTAAAGATGGAGGAGTAGAATAATGGGAAAGAAGAATAATGCAGGTAGCCCGGACGTAATAACGGGATTTGATGCGAAAATTCCAGAGGATATGAAATCTATGGAATATCCGCAAAAGATATCTCAAGGCATGAAGAGCTGGTCAGAAAAACACAAGAAAAATCGCGCCTTCCTAATGGTGGTGAATTCTGAGTGTGAAGGTTCTGAAGCTGGTGCCAGATGCGTGGCCATAGGCGGAAACCTATCTGTCATAGTCGAGGCTATGATAGAAGCCTACGAAAATGATCCGCATTTCCGTAAGGTAATGCAGACTGTAGTACCAGCGCTTTGTGATAAATATGGAATAGAATTAATGATTTAAAACAAGAAACAATGGAAGATAATAATAAGAATATAAATGTTGGAACTTATGTTGCGGGCAACATTGATGAGGAGAGAATGCACCCTATCTTTGATGAGTGCGAGGTGAACGACTTTGGTGAGGTAAAGCGCTACCACATGCTCAGCATGAACGGCATGTATATCTCTGGCATTACAGATGACCAGCTGAAGGAGATGCACGGGAAGCTCACGGAGCTGCTCACCGGTGAGAAGCCACGCAAGTACTACTATGCAGAGGCTTCTATTCCTCGCAAGAATGGCGATATACTTTGCAAGAAGGACTTCGTGGTAGAGACGGATGGAGACAAGTTCCCGCTGGTGGACGCCCTTCATCATTCGCATGCATTTTTCGAGGATTCCAAATATGCGGAGGATCTCGATTTCAAGAACGCCCACATCTGCTGCTGCTTCGAGATCAGCAAGGAGGATTACGAGGCATTCCAGGAGTATCGCAAGAAATAAGATTTTTTTTTGGTTATTTGTTACATAAAACAAGCTTTAGTAATAAATTGTGAAATTTTGCCGAAGGTGGTTGCCCGTGAGGGTAGCCATCTTTTTTCTTAGGCATAAATTTGGTTTTTCAGAAAAAGCGGTGTATCTTTGCACCCGGAGAATTATTAACGCATTAAAATATATAGATTATGGAGTTTTTTGATTTCATCATGTTCATATCGTTCGTCATCGCACTGACGGTGGGTCCGTTTATCGTAGGATCCTGCAATCCCGTGTTATGGGTGTTCTATCTTGGCCTGTGCACCATGCTCACCCCATTACTGGGAATTCCCATCTACAAGGCTCTCTTCGGATAATATAATTAAATATAGAATTTATGGGACTGATAACGTATATACAAGGCTACTCCGCCATTATCGCGGTAGTGCTGATGCCATTCCTGGTTAAGAGCAGGGTTCCCGCCTACTGGGTACTCTACCTTCTGTTCTGTACGATTCTTACACCCTTGATAGGGTATCCTCTATATCGGATCTGCATCCTCAAGAGATAGGTTGCAGTCCTTTGCCCTTCGTCTGTCTGTTACTATATTTGCATTACTAATTAGTAATGTACAAAGAATATGGTAACAGACAGTCTTGTTAAAAAGAAATTCGTTCACGAGACTCTTCAGGAAGGCATCCTGAAGATATACTCCACCCAGGAGAACGTGGTACGCAATCATTATAAGCGCCGTACCGGCAGATTGCTCACCACGCTCTCCGCTCACTCGTTCGACAGTCAGATATCGGGCGAGAACCGCACCATCTTCGTGCGGATCCTTCCTTATCTCCGTTTCCTGGATATGCAGTACCGCCAGCGCAACGACCGCATCAGCAAGTTCAAGCGCAGGAACCTGGCACTGTACAACCGCGTAGTCTGGGGCGTATTGTATCACGAAACGTTCCCTAAACTCCGCTATGGCTTCAACGATGAAGTAAGAAACGGCATCCGCCAGGAACTGGAAAAATCACTCAACCCACAAAAATCATAAGTTATGGCCAACAAACATTTAACGGAAGACCAGGTTTCGCTGATAGTGAACGTGGAGTCGTCGAAGGCTCAGCAGGAAATCAAGAAACTGGAGAATAAGCTGATGGGGCTGAAGACCGTCAACAAGCAGCAGCTGAAATCCATGGTAGAGATGGAGGCAGCCGGCAGAAAGAATACCAAGGAATACAAGAACATGGCCGAGCAATATCGTGCCACCAGTAAGGAGATAAGAAGCACCACCAAGGATATATCGGAGCAGACCCAGAAGCTGAATGTCCTGGATATGTCGATGAACCAGCTTCGAAAGCAGCAGAAAATGCTGCAGCGAGAACTGGATGACACAGCCCAGTCGCTCAATCCTGCAGCCTATGCAGCCCTTGAGCAGAAGCTGAAGGATGTGTCGGGAAGAATGGCAGAACTGAAACAGAACGCCAAGGGTTTCAAGGAACTTGCATCAAGTGATGAGGTTAACAGCGTGTTCTTCGGCAACCTCGCCACCAGGGTGGTTGAGTTCTTCGGGCAGCAGGCAGGAAAGCTTCAGGAATTCGTATCAGAATCTGCCAAGGCAGGAATGGAGATGGCAGCCCAGGCTGATGGTGTCATCAAGGCATTCAAGGATATGGATGACCCGAACCTGCTGGATAACCTGCGCAAGGCAACCAAGGGTACTGTGAACGACGTGCAGCTGATGACGGCTGCCGTGCAGGCCAAGGATTTCCGCATTCCGCTGGAAGACCTTGGCAAGTATCTGCAGTTTGCTCAGCTGAAGGCTCAGCAGACGGGTCAGTCGGTAGATTACATGACCAACAGCATCGTGACCGGTTTGGGCCGTAAATCCCCGATGATCCTCGACAACCTGGGTATCTCTGCGGCAGAAATCTCAGAGAAGACCAAGGAGACGGGCGACTTCATGAAGGCTGTAGCCAAGATAGTAGATACCCAGCTTGCCGAGGCAGGTGACACCTACATCAGTGCAGCCGACAAGGCTGCCAGGAAGACAGCCGAATGGGAGAATGCCCAGAGACGCCTGGGAGAGCAGCTGCTTCCGCTCACGGAATCCTATGAAGACTTCTTTGCCGAGACTAAGGTGGGAATCATCAACCTCATCTCCTGGCTGGTGGAGAACCGGAAATCCATCCTCACCCTGGTGGTAGCCTATACAGCCTTCAAGACAGCACAGCTTGCCGTAGTCAACGCAGGAAAGCTGCATCTGGCAATGACCAAGGGAATCGTCCTCGTTCATAAGGCATGGAATGTGGTTCTCGGAACGGGAAACGTGTTGATCAACGTGGCAAAGGTTGCCTTCTACGGTCTGACCCTTCAGCTGGGTAAGGCCAAGACGGCAATGGCAGCGCTCAACACCACCACCAAGGCCAACATCTTCGGACTGGTAGCTGCAGGCGTTGCCCTTCTCGCCATGAAACTCTGGGATATGAGGAAGGCAGCCGATGCAGCTACTCAGGCACAGAAGTCGCTCAATGCCATCAAGGCAGAAGCCCAGAGGCAGGTGGTGGAGGAAAAGCTGAAGCTGGAGAATCTGATCAAGGTAGCCAATAACGAAAAGCTCTCCATGGACGAGCGACTCAAGGCTACCGAGGCACTCAACAGGATCGTTCCTCATTACAATGCCACCATCGACAAGACCACCAAGAAATTCAAGGCATCGAATAAGGCACTGGATGCTTATATCAACAGCCTGGTAAGGCTCTACGAGGTGCAGGGTGCCAAGAAGCAGATCCAGGGACTCGCCGAGCAGCGTGCCGGACTCACCATCAAGCTTACCAAGGCGAAGGATCGTCTGGCTGATGCCAACAATGCCCGTGGCTTCCAATATACCACATCATGGGGCGCTACCGGAAACACACAGGTGGATGCCGTCTCTCGTTTCAAGTCAGAAGTAGAATCGCTTACTGATGGCATCAACCAGATCGACAAGCAGATTGGCATCATAAGGAACGCCTACGGCAAAGACATCATGCACCAGACCGTGAAGGATGCTACGGATCCGGAGGTTCCAGACAGCAATATCGGCGGCAATGGCGGCGGAAAAACGGGCGGCGGTCATACCACCGGAACATCATCAGCCCCTAACCCAGACGATATCGCATCGAATAGATTTTCTGAAAACCGCCAGGCTGATATCGATGCTGCCAATCAGGATTACCAGCAGGACGTGAACAACTGGAACATGGCTCTCGCCCAGAAGCAGACCACCCAGGAGAAGTACGACCTCGCCATGCAGGCGCTGAAGACACAGCATACCGCCAACATCCTCGCCATTGAGACCTCCTACAGCGAGCAGTCGCAGAACATCGATATCAAGGATGGCGAGAAGAAAAAATCACTCCAGGATAAACAGCTGGCGAACCTCCGGGCTGCAGAGCAGGCACATTTCGACCAGCAGGTGGCAGCCGAACAGGCTTACCAGGATGCACTTGCCAAGGTGATGGAGCAAGGGGAGACGCAGCAGGCACTGACCCTGGAACAGCAGCGCGACCAGAAGCTGGAGATACTGAAGGGATATTATCAGGCAGCTCTCGACCTCGCCAAGCAGAACGGCGAGGACACCGTGCAGGTGGAGAAGGCATACAGGGATGCCCAGAAGCAGATAGAAAAGGAATACATCGCCAAGCATAAAGAGCAGCTTGATCAGCAGGACGACAAGAAGAAGCAGGCTAGGCAGGCTCTCGGCTTCGACCAGCAGAGCGAGTACGACCAGCAGCTGGTGCAGCTTCGGCAGGCACTCGATAACCAGTATATCACCCAGGAGGAATATGAGAAGAGGGTGCAGCAGATGAAGAAGGAATCCTTCATGAAGCAGGCACAGTATTACACCGACCTCTTCAGCAATGCCGTGGGTGCGCTGCAGAATGCCGAGATGGCGAACGTGGATGCCAAGTATGATGCAGAAATCAAGGCAGCCGAGGGTAACACCGCCCTTCAGGAAAAGCTGGAGAAGAAGAAGGCCAACGAGAAGCTGAAGATACAGAAGAAGTATGCCGACGTGAACTTCGCCATGCAGGCAGCTCAGATCATCTCGAATACTGCCACCTCCATCATGAAGGCATACAGCGAGATGGGTCCGATAGCCGGAAGCGTGGCAGCTGCCCTGATGGGTGTGACGGGTGCAGCCCAGTTGGCCGTGGCGAATGCCGAGCGCCAGAAGGTGAAGCGCATGACCCTCAACGGATCAGCCAGCGGAACCTCTTCGGCAGGCAGCCGCATAGCCAGCGGAAGGGAGAGCGGTGGACGCATCGACGTGGAGCGGGAACAGGACGGCAAGCACTTCAATGCCGAATACTCACCTGGTAAGCGTGGGTATATCGACCATCCTACCGTCATCGTGGGCGAGGGTCCCAAGGGCAGAAGCAAGGAGTGGGTGGCATCGAATGCAGCCCTGGAAAATCCTACCATCGCCCCGCTCATCCATCTGATGGATGCAGCCCAGCGAGCCGGACAGATACGCACCTTTGATATGGGCAAGTATCTGATGGCCATGCAGGGCAGGGCACTGGGAGGCAGCATAGAACCTGCTCCGTACCCTCACCGTACCCGCTCCGTACCAAGTCTTAGTGGGGCTGATTCCTACGTCGCGACGCAGGAATTCCCACATCGCGACGCAGGAATTGCTACGTCGGGACGCAGTAATGACGAGCTCCTGGCACTGCTCAGGGAGCTTCGCGACAACGGAATTCACTCCCATATCTCGCTCACGGAGCTTGATGCCAAGCAGGAATTGAGAAACCAGGCGAGGAAATTTGCCAAAAAATAAATGATGATCTATGAAAATAACGAATCTGGATAAGGGAAAAACCTACCAGCTTGGCGAAGGCGCCAAGCTGGAGGTGGAACGGACCAATCCGTTCTTCAACGACTACGGGGAGACGACCACCCCGTTGGATATACCGGCAAGCGACTACAACCGCATGATACTGGGATATCCCGACACCTTCGGTCTGCGGGAGAAGATAGTGGCGGCCAACGTAAGCATCGAGGACGGGGAATATTTTGCCCAGTGCAGGCAGATTGTGCTCTCGGCTCAGCACAAGGGCAACATCTCCTCTTCCTTCTACATCAACGACGGATCCTTCTACTCGAAGATACAGAACGTGAAGCTGAAGAGCATCTTCAAGGACGAGATGATACCGGGGTGCAGCACCCTCGATGAGTGCATCAGTTTCTGCCGGTCGCTCATCGGCGGGAAAAACGAGAACTACGATATCTTCCCGGTGCTGCTCACCGATGACTCGGGCAAGGATACCGGCTACGACTACAAGATACTGAACGGATGGGGCAACCAGCAGAAGCTTCCGGCTGCCAAGTACTGGAGATTCAAGAACACCGGAGGCTACGAGTATGTGGCGGCTCCTGATGCCTACGACTTCGTGACGTGTGCCGGAAAGTCGAACCGGTTTCAGGGAGAGTTCAATAGAACGGAATATGTAAACGAGATTCCGGTGAGTCTGACCCGGGGCTACTACATCTCTCCGTTTATCAGAGCCAACTACGTTTTGAAGAGGGTGTTCAAGTACTTCGGCTACGACCTGCAGGAGAACTTCTTCACCCAGACCGATCCGTTCACCAAGATGGTGCTGGTGAATAATGTGATCGATGTGATGGTGAACGGGCATATCCGCATCGAGGACCTTCTGCCGGATGTTTCCGTCTCCGATTTCCTCTCTGTTTTTCGGAAAAAGTTTCTGTGCGAGTTCGTCTCTGACGAGGGAACTCACCAGGCGAGCATCATCTTCCTGAAGGATGCGGTGGAGAGTGCTCCTGCAGCAGATCTCACCCGCCAGATGACGGAGGAGCCCACCTTATCTTATAAGACGGCATCCGACTACAAGCGGGTGGTGCTGCGCGCCAAGCACCAGGCAGACAGTGACGCCGAGGACAGCTACGACGACCTGAAGGATATGCTGGCAAAGAACACCGGAGCCTACTTCGACAAGGTGGATGGCTGCTTCTACAAGGACGGATATTCGGGCAACTATCATGTGAAATCGAAGATAGGCGAGGGCTCCCAGAGCTATGATACCGGCGAGGAAGATACCGACACCCAGGATATCGAGATACCCGAGATGATACCGGAGACGAGAACGCTGAAGTACCGCCAGTCGGCAGATGATGATACCATCAGTCGGGAGATGGGCAGGTTTCTCTACATAGGCAGCTATGCCACGCTCAACTCATCGATGAAGGTTGCCACCGAGGACAATTCGGAGAGCAGCGAGGAAGCTGTGACTACCCCGGTGATGCTTGCCTTCCCGTATGTATCGACCGACGGGATGCCTTGCGGAACCGTCACGGCATACGATATCCACTACGAATACGACAACCGCTTCGGTCCGCCATCTCATGCTTCAGAGGAATCCCTCTACCGCAAGATTTTCGATTATGCCCTGGTGTATAACGGTGACGACGGCATCTTCGAGAAATTCTACCGCCAGTATGATCTCCTCTTGAGGAATTCACTCCAGGAACTCAAGGTGAAGCTGCTGCTCACCCAGTCGCAGAAGCAGAACCTGCCTTCCTATGCCAAGGTGGTGATCAGGGGAGTGAGCTTCTTCTTCAACAAGCTGAAGTTTACCCTCGGAGGGAAGAGTGAACCTACGGAAAGCGAGCTCAGGACCATCGCCCTCACTACCCCTATACATGAAGCTTCGCGGATGGTCGATGTGATGCCAGCCTTGAGCTGCGGTTACAGATGGGTTGGCCATGAAGAGACTGTGGAGGTGTCGGGCAGCGAATATGAGAATTCGGGAGACGACAAGGACCGCACCTTCAAGATCATCTATCCTCCTCTTCCTTCAGCCGAGTATGTGGGGCAGAAATATGGTCTGCAGAAGACGTTCGTGAGTCAGAAGACCCGACATGCGACGATGTTCCGTCACTCCAAATGGGTGTACCACTGCACCACGACATGGCTGGAATGCGAGAAGATCTAGGACGCGGGAGAGTCCTTTGAAAGTTACCTGTATTATCTTAATTTTGCGTTATAAATAATCAACCCAACATTAAGATGATACAGGTTTTATTATATCCAGATGCCCTGAGCCTGGTAGGCTCCATGAATGCCTTCGAGATATACAACGACTCGAAGACAGACGTGGTCTTTGCCCTTCGTTACCAGGGAGCAGAGCAGAACATCGTTCAGCACACCTATACGCCGAACGATGAGAACCGAATTACGGTGTCCGTCAAGGAAATCATCCTTCCCCTGCTCAGTTTCGAGGTGAAGGACAGTAGTGAACCTTATATCCAGCCGAATATTATGAAAGCCTTCGTGGCAACGATTTACGAGGTTGGCAGCGAAGACAGCAAGAAGGAGATCTCCTTCTCTGTGATACGTGCCGGAGTAGATCGGTTGGCAGATTCGGCGGCAAATTTTCTGAAAACCAATTTCCTCACCTGGCAGCCGCAGACGAAGGAGGTAACCTATTACTCTCCGGAATTTCTCACTTACTATGCAGCTGAAGCCAGCGAGGTGAAGTGTAAGGCATATATATCGACCGAACACGGCTATGAAGAGAAGGTATTGACGCTGGCAAGCCTGGAAGCAGGAAAGGTATATACCGTTCCGGTACAATACGCCATCATCGCCAAACTATTAGGCGATGACATTCTGCCACATGTTTACGAAGTCTGGGTAGAGCAGGCTGGAGAGCGGGTTACCTACGTACAGCAATACTTTGCCGGTGGCATGAAGAGCGAGGAAGAAGAATGGTTCCTGTTCGAGAATTCGCTGGGAGGTATAGACTGTTTTCGTGCTTACGGCAACAGCGAAAATACTGCAGAACATACACATAATGTGGCAGAAATAGAGGAAGACTCTGAAGAATACCGCGTAGATACCACCCGGAAGTTTAAGAAAAATACCGGGTTCCTGGACAAGAAAGAGCGCCAATGGCTACTCGATTTCTTCCCGTCTCTGGGCAAGTATGTTTACCATGGCAATGCTCTCAGGAAGATAACCGTTATCGAGAGCGATGTGAACTACGAGGCGAAGGAACTGCCTTCAGACTATACCTTCACCTACAAGTATTCAGATGCCCGTCCGTATCTGAATATTTCACGCTCGGAAGCAGGAAGCTTTAAGCAGCTGGATATCCAGCTTCCGGATCTGGGAAATTTTACTATCGCCCCGCGCTTAGTTGAATGCTCAAGACTGACGCTTAGCAGCGGGGCTCTATTCCCAGTGCAGAGCCCTTATTCGGAAGAATGGGGTGTTACCACGCTGGCAGCCATCCTGGAAAGTCTGGTGGGAAATCTGTCGGACTCCTATTCTGGCGGAGGTGGAGTAGGCCACCGCCACAATAACATGGAGGTGCTGGATGCGCTGTCTGAATTCAACGGCTATCTCCACTTTCTGGGCAAGAAGATAAAGGCAGGTTTTGCCGATGAAACCGATGATTTTTCAGAAAACGGCAAGGCTAGCAGGAAGATTCTCCGCAAGGATATTGCCGATGTGGCAGAGAAGCTGATCCGGTTTGCTGAAGGTGCTACGTTTGGCGATTTCGTTGCAGGAATCAACGGCGGAAAGGGCGCGCAGATTGACGCCCTCGGTAATGCCGAGATGGAGAGCATCACCGTACGCTCGTACATGAAGGTGATGGATCTTATCGTGAACCGCCTGACAGCACTGGAGGGAGACCAGCTCTTTACGGAGAGCGACACCATAGAGAGTGTCAGCTACCTGGGAGACAACTGCTACGGACTCCATCTTCGCCAGAAATACAAAGGCTATTTCACAGCCCAGCACGTAAACAATGTACTCAAGGGTATCGTCAACAACCTCGCCACTGCTGCAGTGGAAGGCACGGATGCTCTCTATTACACATCGTGGATGCGGGTGAACAGCGTGAATGCCGTGACCAACTACATAGAGGTATCTCTGTATCCGGACAGCGAGGTTCCTGCCGGAAAGAATTTCCCTCCCTGCGAACTCATGAATATCGCAAGATGGGGAAATCAGACAGATGAGAGCCTCCAGCAATGCTTCTATCTGTCGAGTTCTGAAGGCAGGATCGTGAAGCTCACGGGCGTGACCAAGCCTATCCTGGAGAACTGGAACTACGGTATGGTGTTCGGAGATATGCCATCCTTCCTGAAGGAGATGAACCTGCCACTGATGAAGGACCGGGACTATATGTATGCTGCCGGCATCATCACCCAGGACATCATACAGATAGACTATCAGGGCAAGCCAGTGGTGACCTACGTGGATAGAGGTCAGTTCAGCAAGACTGCCCAGTATTACTGCGCATCGCTCAACGATGAAACCGGCAAATATGAAACTTCAGACGTATGGTACACCGGCTGCAAGTGGAGATGCCAGAAGACGGGAACCCATACGGAACCGCGCTGGAACAGCACCGACTGGGCAATGATAGAAGGCAATCCTGCGTTCACCGTGGATTTCCGGGAAGCGGAAGCCATCTACGACTTCGACAACTTCATCGCCCCGCTCACCATCGTGGCAACCCTGTACGGGCAGGATATTACGGATGACATCCTCGACACGGACGTTGCCTGGACTCGATATACTGAGAACTCGCAGGGAGTGCAGCGCGTGACTTCGGACACCATCTGGGCTGAGAAGCGGGGAGGTGCAGGCAAGTCTATCGTCCTGACACAGGACGACCTCTCGCTGGACAGTGATGGCGTACCGAAGAAAATCAGTTTCACCGCCACAGTCATCCTGAGGGACGGCATGGGTCATGAAGCTGACAGGCAATCCGTATCCTTAGATTATATGAAACCATAAAAAAAATTTCATCATGAAACAGATAAGATTTGATTTCAAGTACCAGCCTTTGCAGGTCAATAAATCGGTGACGCTGGGAGGTGGCGTTCCGAACGAGCAGACCTATGATGCCGACTCGGGAGAGTTTTCGCCGGATTATTCTCTCGTGCCGGTCTGCATCAAGCCGACAGTCGGCATCATCGACAGAGACCTGATACTGACGAACGGCAGCGTCAATGCCCAGCTTACGGACGTAAGCTGGCGCAGGGTTATAGACGGAGTGGAAGAGAAGACAGCTCTGGTGAACACAGCAGGGAAATATGTGATCACTACGAGTGGAGACGAGAACGGCAAGCTGCTCTGGTATGTCAATGCCGCACCGCAGAAGCCCATTCTCCTCAGGTTCAAGGCAACGTATATGGACCCCAGAACCGGACAGATATATAATATTGTAGAAGACGTCTCTATTACATGCCGTAATGCGACGCATTACATTCCGGTGCTCCAACTTTCTGGTGGCAGCAGCTACTATAACCCGACCCGTGATGAGGACAAGCAGACCATCACGGCATCTCTCCGTCTCGGAACAGAGGAATGCAGCGCCGGCAAGCGGGCCTTCGTGTGGGAGATTGCCCGCAGTAGCGGATACTTCACGGCGGTGACGGCAGACGACCTGGAGCTGAAGATATCCTCAGACGGGACCACAGCCACCCTGGACCGCTCCCTGATGGGTGAGCAGATTACGATAAGATGCAGGGCGAAATACAGCGCAGCCGGCAATCCATCTGCCGTGCAGCTCACAGATGCCTCTCCTTCCAAGGTGATCACGATAGCAAGAAGAGTTCCTCCTGTAGATGTCGAGATCCTGGACACGATAGATACTCTGCAGCCGGGAACCAGGAACTTCAATCCGAGAGCCTACATATATGATAATGTGGGCGAGATTCCTAATCCTACCAAGGATATCCTCCCGATATGGTATTTCGGCACCAACAGTCATACGAAGGCGATAGACTTCGTCCAGCAGGGGCACGGACTCAACCCTACCATCCCCACAGACCTGATGGATGCCAAGCTTGGAGGTATCCTGCAGATAGACCCGAAAATCCTCAATCCGCTGGCTCTGCTGGCAGACGGAGACGGCAAGGTGATAACGGATGGCGACGGAAAGGCCATCGTGTTCCATTAATTTTCAGAAAATCATCAATTATCAATATAACTATGGAAAAATATGTAAAAGCGAACCGCAAGGTAGCAGAGTTCCTGCACCTTGAGAATGACCGAACACAGTTCAAGGACGGCAATTTCCTGCTCTGGATGCAGGATATCATGGTATTCGGCAGTCTCATCAACTTCAATCAGATTCTCGCCCAGATTGGTGCTGTAGCCATGGACGGGGAATCTGCGAAGCAGGAGCAGGATGGCGAGTGTACTCATCTTCTGCCTGTAGCTACAGACGAGAGATTCGTCATAGAGGAGCCTGCCACGGATGAAACCGAAGGTAGGGAGGAGCCTTCTTCCGGTAATACAGAGGGCAAGGAGGAACCTGGCGAGCAGGTTTCCGGCGAGGAGGCAAGTGTTCAACCTGAAAATAAGGAGGAATAAGGTATGAGTAGCGCAAGTAAAACCGTCCATATCAAGTTTCTCAGCAAGCTTGGTACCTACACCCCGCTGATCCAGTCGCCAAGCGGAGACCTGTATCAGGAATACCAGCAGGTGGGAGATAAGGTGGTGACATACCCAGACTTCTCCAAGACCAAGCCGGAACTGTACTTCATCTGCACATCTTCGAGAGCGGTCGAAGGTGCGGTTACTCCGGTAAGCATGAGATATTACTTCAACGATTCGGAAATCACCTTCGCTTCCAGCGGAGTTTCTGACGGGCTGTTTGCCGGAATGTTTGAAATCATCCGCCCTAGTACGAACCAGCCATACTTCGGTCTCAGAATCGTGAAGAATCTTGCTGAAGCTTCCCGGTTTGCATCTATCGTCATCAAGATGGTGGGCAAGATAACTGCAAGAGGACAGCAGTCGGATCTGACGGATGATATCCAGGAGACGTACACGATATCCGTAGGTCCTTATACCGGAACTGCCTACAGAGTCACCATCATGGCTGGAGACAGCAAGATGTTCACGCTTCAGAGTCCGACAGACAGCTGTGTGCTGAAGGCGAAGACCACGCAGGGAAACGAGACGTTTTCCAGCGGACTGTACTACAAGTGGTACAGAGCTGCCAACACGGCGAGCGGCTGGGAGCAGATTTCAGGGGCTGGCAGTGCTACCATAACCGTGAAGGCTACCGATGTGAACTGTACGAGAGAATTCATGGTAGAGGTATATAACAACAGCAGCATGGGCAAGGACAGCATGCTGGGATTCGATTTCCAGACCGTCATCGATACAAGTGATCCTTACGAGATAGAACCTCATCCATCTCCTTCGGACGGAAGCATCGATGAGGATACTTCGGGCAATGAATCGGTGACCTATACTCCCAAGCTCGTGACAAGAGGTACGAATAACGTAGTAGCCTCCAAGTTCTTCTTTACCCTGAAGTCGCAGTCGGGTGTGGTACTCAACACGGAAGCAAGCAGAAATAATACCAAGGCGCTCAGTTCCTTCACCGTGACAAGACAGGATTGCATCAACGGCGGATACAGCGATATTGGACTCACCATAGATTCGGAAAAGTAATGGCATCAAAAAATGTAGTAATCAGATTCAACCGCATCGGTGTTGGCATTTCCAACACCGATGTGGAATATGCAGACTCCACGAGCAGTTCTACTGCCCCTACATCCGGCTGGCAGACCAATGCTCCTGCCTGGCAGAACGGTCACTATATCTGGACTCGCACCCATATCTACTATACGAATGGGAACGAGAAGCTGAGTGAACCCGTCTGCCTGCCATCCGGAAAGGGCATCGCCAAGATTGAGGAATGGTATTACCTGTCCTCATCGGCAACCTCGCTCGCCGGAGGCTCATGGGTGAAGGATAAGGCTCCTACATGGAAGAACGGATATTATATCTGGACGAAATCCGTCATCACATACACCGATGGTACCAGCAGTTCCACGTCACCGATATGCACGACGGGAAGCCAGGGAGAAAAAGGAGACCCGGGCGAAAAAGGAGACCCGGGCGAAAAAGGAAAGTATATGAGAGGTCCCCAGGACTGGAAATCGCTCCCAGATGGATTCACCTTTTACCCCCTTGAGAACAATAAAGTTGCTTTCTTCGATACCATCGAATATGAAGGTGAATACTACGAGTGCAACAAGAAGCACGCGAAGAGTTCCTCTATGACACCGCTTGCTGACTATAAGGCATACGGAGGTAAAGGAAGCTGGAATCTCGGTATACGGTTCAGCATGGTGGCAGCAAAGATATTACTAACGCAGTACGCCTTAGTCAAAAATCTGGGTGTTGAGACCATCGACATGAAAGATACCGACGGTAATATTATCTTTCAGGCAAAAGACGGCGAAGTTACTTGCAACAAAGGTACTTTTAACAACATAAAAGTTACAGGCGATAGTGAATTTAGCGGAACGATGAAAGCCGTAAGCGGAAGTTTCAAAAGTCTAAATTGCGTGAATGATAAAGACGAAGTCGTGGGCAATATCACCTTTGGAAGTGATGGGCGAATGTGGTTTGACGGCGATATGTACAGCCAGGGCTACAACAGCGAAAAAAAGCGAAGCAACCGATTTTACACAAGTGACGTACTTTGCCGTGGAATGTTTGGGCACAGGGAAAAGATTACGGCCGTCGTTAAAGGTGCATATATGTATGTGTATTCAAAAGGAGCGGATCAGACAGGAACGTATGTAAGCCTCAAAACAGGCAAGACCTCAGATAATAAGACTTTCTACTACGTACCGCTTTACAGCCCATCAAATGCTGATGATTTGTCGGGTTTGCCAATCGACGTTGTGGTTTTTAACACATCAAGTGATTACTATTATGCTTTTTCGGGCATGGGAAATGGTAAGGAATGGCGAGTTATTAACGGAAACAACAACCAGACAGTACATTTTTGTGATGTTGGCGGTTGGCACTCATTATTTGGCGGTGCCTCAGTAAATTGTATGTATGTAAACCCAGCATGGCTAAATCCAGTACCGGGCACATCTGATATTGGAAGAGGTGTATTTTGGACTGGAGAGACGGATTTAAATTGGTAACAAACTTTAATTTTATTGAATTATGGAAGTAAAGACATTAAAGACGGTAAACACCGTAACAACAGTTAACAGCAATCAGACATTCCCGATTGTTGACAGCAACGGAAACATAACTCGCATCACCCTCGATACACTTCGCAAGGTGATTACCAGCGGACTGGATCTCAATGCCATCGAGGATGGTATTTTCATCATGTACCACCGTGCCAGCGATAACTATCCGCTGATGGTGAAACCGCACCAATGGCCATCTCTCGAAAAATCGGGAGAAATTGCAGACGGAGTCGTGATCTTCGAGGGTGGCCGCCACCTGGTTGTGGCTCCAACCCAGGCAGATGCGCTGCCATGGTCGAGTGCTGCCGTACAGGCAGATTCGCCAAATTACGGAAATGATGATAATTATGCAGCAGAGGTTAGCGGAAACAACCGTCTCGCAGCCATGCTCGACTTCAATGGCCGCCAGCATACAGACGCAGCCATCAAGGCTTCATCCTCTGCACACGTCACCAATACGGCATCATACGCTCCAGGATATTGCAGGGCATACAGTCGTGCGAACAGCAAGGGCCAAGGATTGACGGCGGGATACTGGTGGCTGCCATCTGTCGGAGAATTGCTGATGATGTACGCCAACAAGCTCAAGATCAACTATGCTCTGTCACTCATCAAGGGTGCGCAGCTCCTGGATAGTAGTTGGTACTGGTCCTCAACCGAGGCCAGTTCTGCGCGCGCGTGGAGTCTGTACTTCGGCGGCGGCTACCTCAACAGCTGGAGCGATAAGGTTGCGGACAGGTATCTTGTTCGCCCGGTTTCAGCATTTTTACGATAGTTAGTTGTTAATAGTTAATCGTCCTCGACCTTAAAGTCGAGGACACCCCAGAAAGGCAAATTAAAATATTAATCAAGAGAGATATGACAGCAACGAAGTTGGCAAGCAAAACAAGAATATACATCGATACCAAGCAGATGCTTGATATCACGATTGGCGTGGTCAGGAATTTCCCGAAATCGCAGCGTCCGATATTTGGAGACAGGCTATGCAATATGCTTATTGATAGCCTGAATCATATCGCCAAAGCGTATATGCTTGGCGACCTGAATGTCAGAATCGAACATCTTGCACAGCTGCAGACGAACCTTGAAGTCATATCAACCTTGGTTAATATTGCAGGTGAACAGAGGTGGATAATGGGCACGAACAGGCTGGTAACTCTTCTCCGACTGCGCGAGAGTGTTGGCAAACAATGCACAGCATGGAGGGGATCACTCCTTAAAGCACAGGCTGCCGAAAGAAGTTCCAGACAGCAGCCAGTAGCTTGAGCGATCTGGCCAGGGTCGGCAAGATAAGTCAAGCCGAGAGAGCATCCTTCCTTATTAAATGGGCCGCATCCTATCATGTATAGTTAAGAACAAGAAATTTGCGGCGACAACCGAGAACAGTTCTGCGAACGCGTGGAATCTGAACTTCGGCGACGGCAACCTCAACAACTGGAACGATAAGGTTGGAGACAGGAATCATGTTCGCCCGGTTTCAGCACTAAATAAGGAAGATAAGTTATATGACAAGATAGAAAATGATAGATTTTAACATACTCTTAGAAGCATATTTCGACTGCCGCCGTCACAAGCGGAAAACAGTCGGCGCTACGGAATTTGAGATGAACTATATGAGCAACCTCGTTCAGTTGCTTGATGAAATCAATTCACGTCAGTATAAGATAGGTAGATCTATCTGCTTTGTTGTCAAATACCCTCGCTACAGAGAAGTGTTTGCCGGTCAGTTCCGTGACCGCATTATCCACCATTATATTGCGCTGAGACTCGAACCTCTGTTCGAGTCTCAGTTTTCTGACCGTACGTACAACTGCCGAAAAGGCAAGGGCCAGCTGGCAGGTATCAGGCAGCTTCAGCAGGATATCAGGGAAGCGAGCGAGAATTACACGAAGGATGCCTACGTGATGGGAATCGACCTGAAGGGATTCTTTATGAGCATCTCCAAGCCACTTCTTGCCAAGATGGTAGATGACTTCATTGTAGAGAATTATCATGGGGATGACAAGGAAGATCTCCGCTGGTTATGCAATATGGTGGTTATGCACCATCCAGAGAGGGATTGCGAGAAGAAAAGCGCAGATTACCTCTGGGAGTTCCTGCCCAAGGAGAAGTCATTGTTCACGGTCGGAGAGGACAGAGGCGTAGCTATCGGCAATCTCTTTGCTCAGCTCTTTGCGAATTTCCTGCTATCGAAGCTCGATTGGAAGATAAACTACTATTGCAAGCATCATGTGAGATATGTAGATGATATGGTGCTGGTAGCAAGAAGAAAAGAGGCGCTCCTTCGCTTGATGCCGATGATAAGGGAGACGCTTGCATCCTTAAGTCTGCGACTGAATGAGAAGAAATTCTATTTCCAGCATTATTCCAAGGGAGTGAGGTTCGTCGGAGCTATCATTAAGTGGGATAGAGTATATTCGGTTAACAATACCGTCAATAACTACAGGAAGTCGGTGCGCAATCTAAATGATGCGGCGAAGGCCGGAAATATTGAAGCCATCAACAAAGCCATTCAGTCGGTTAATTCATACTTGGGAATCTTCAGCCATTATAACGAATATGGTATGAAGAGGAAAATCATCAAAGAAGAACTGGACAAGGAATCCTGGCAGTACTTCACGGTCAAGGGGCATTTTCAGTCGATTCATCTGAGGAAAAAGTTCAATATCGATATAAAATATAAGAATATGGCAAACGAAATTTTAAATAGAAAAATAGAAGAGAGAAAGGAAGTCCCGAGCGAAAGCGAAATATCCAGGATGTTGGATAGCGGATACGAGCTGGAGATATATGCAACAAGAAGCGGGCGCATACGAATAGAAGGATTTCCGTCATCCTAACAGCATTTTGTAGGAAAGTAGGATTGTAGGAGAATAAATCCCCTACAATCGCTATGTTTAGAACACCCCTTCATATCCGACAAGTGCAGCGTTAGCTTCTAAGCATTCTTGAGGAGTATATATATTCGTAACCTCAACTGATGAATGTCTTGCCTGATCTCTTACGGAAAGCAAATCAGTTTTTGCTTTAATCATATTCGTAATTCCTGTATCTTTAAGTGAATAGAACTTATACGAAACTTTAAGGCCAAGAGCTTTCTTCACGTTCCGTTTCCAGAATTTCGCAAATTGAGGTATAGGAATCTGGGCTGTTCCTGGAACGAACTTCTTGCTAAAAAGATAGAAGTTTTTCGGATAAGAGAAAATTTTCAAGTCCCTCATCAGATCCATCACATGATTCGGTATTGTGATAACCGCATCATGCCCATTTTTAGTGTAGGTACCACGGAGAGTAACCGTTTTCTTCTTCTCGGAAATATCCGCGATTTTCAGAAAAGCCATTTCGTGTGGACGAATAAAAAGATAGTGAAGCATGTAGCAAGAAAGCAGATAATGCTTGTTTTCCTTCTCAAGATAGGATTTAATCTGAAGCAGCGTCTTGTCAGGTATTACTTCTCGATGTTTTGGCCCTACCTTTCTGGAAATTTCTATTCCTAGGGTAGGGTTGCTGGTTATGTACCCACGTTCCATTAAATAACTGCTAAAGGATTTCAGCCAGATGATATAGTTGTTCCTAGTTCTTAACGAATTGTTTCGTTCGACAAGTATATAATCTAGAAACTGGCTGATGATATTCTTATTAAACTGATATATATAAATAAGTTTAATATCTTTCTCTTTAATCCATTTTGATAGGAAAGATATTTTTCCGAGATAATTATCTCGGCTACCAGGCTTTAGCCCACCTTCTTTAACTAATCTGTTTAGATAGGTTTCGTACTTTTTACTTACTTCCTCGAACTTGGCATATTCTTCCGGCTGCGATGCTTCTATCCATGGATTCCAGCCTTCAAGGAGTTTCTGCGTGAGTCGCTTGATCAGCTCCATCCCGTACATGCGTTGTTGACGTTTCCCCTTGATATGGTCAAGCATAATCTTCTTCATCCTCATCTTGCCAACGTTTGGGTCGAATGCAGAAAAAGAGACGTAGCATTCGGAAGCCTGATGCAAAACAGGCGGCTTCCATCCAATGACTTCTTGGATGTTGAAGCTAGTTTCGTTAAGAGACAATTTTTTTTTGGTCATTTCTTCAATTTGTTTGAAATGCCCACGTTAATAATATATGTCTAGTGCGTCTAACATTATGCAGATGGCACTCTTCCCTAGATAGCGATCTTATTCACCGACTTTTCACCGACCATATCGCCCGAATTGCCATGTATAGTGGTCAAAATCATGTATTTATTCGCTATTCTGGGACAAATTTACTGCTTTTTTGTTACATTATCAAATAATTTAGTGATTTTTCTTCCTCGTCTTACTTTTTTTTGCTATTTTTGCAGCATAATTTGAATGTTTTCACAAAATAAAACCAGAAAATCAGTTTTAAATATAATATTTTTAATGTAGTTATGGCAAATGTAATTAAGTTACGTAAAGGCTTGGACATTAA